CCTACTTACTTTTTGGTGTCAGACTGCAAATATACCTGGCGTTACAATAACAGAAGGAACTATGAGCACTCCATATAGGGATATTCCTACAATGGGAGAAAAGATAGAATTTGAAACTTTAGATATAACTATGATTGTGGATGAAGATTTATCTAATTTCAATGAAATTATGAATTGTATGAAAGCGTCTGCTCCTATAGATGATAAAAGTCAATATACAGAATATATTAATACTAGACAGAGAAGTGGTGTAATGACAGAATATCAAGAATATCTATCAGATGCTACACTTCATGTCTTATCTAATAGTAAAAATGTTAATAAAAATGTTATATTTCATGATATTTTTCCAACTTCACTTGGAGCTATAGCTTTTGATAGTACAGGTGATGTTGCACCAATAACCACAGATGTATCGTTTCAGATAAGGGATTATGTAATTGATGAATAAAGATTTAAGAGAATTGAGTGAAGAAATAAAAAAAGACGTAATATTAACGCGTGATATGGATCTCAAGAAAGCTAGTCTTGACATACCTTACTTACATCACAAATATCTAGTTAAATATGAAGAACAGCAAATGGTAGTAGCACTGATGAAAACCAGAAAAGACAGAAGATACCATGAAGCTATGATGTATTATTCTGGAAAAGCTGAACCTGAAATATACAGAGATAAACCATTAGATCATACTATACTTAAAACAGATCTTGAAACTTGGATCAAAGCTGATGAAAATTATATTCATGCATGTTTACAACTAGCCAATGCGGAAGCAATTTTAGATTTATACAAAAGAACTGTTGACCGCATTCCTAACCATTCATTTTATATTAATAACACGATAGACCTAATGAAGTTTGAGAATGGTATTAGCTGATACAATAACAATCCACAAAAAAGATGAAGTCTACAATTTTATAGAGTGCGAGCCGGGAATTTCACAAGAAATTTCTGATTTCTTTACCTTTGAGGTTCCTGGCTTTCGTTTTATGCCTGCGTATCGAAACAAGCAATGGGATGGAAAAATCAGACTTTTCAATCCATATAAAGCAGAACTATATTCTGGTCTGTTACATCACCTTACAGAATTCGCAAGTGATAGAAAATACCCTATAGAATGTGACAGTGAACTAAAACCATTTCAGTTAGATTATTCCACTACCGAAAAAATCATAGATAGATTTTCCATTCCATTAGAGGTCAGAGATTACCAGATAGATGCAGTTAGAGTAGCATTATCCGATAAACGGGTGATATTACTCAGTCCTACTGCCTCTGGTAAATCTCTGATTATCTATTCTCTGGTTCGATCATATCAGGATATGAATAATAAGCAGATTTTGATTGTAGTACCTACTACCACACTGGTAGAGCAGATGTATAAGGATTTTGATGACTATGCAGCTGATATTGAGTGGACATCTGAGGATAACTGTCACTTGATATATTCTGGCAAGGAAAAATCTACTCAAAAACCCATCATAATTTCTACCTGGCAATCCATTCATAGACTCCCTAAGTCATTTTTCGAGAATATTGGTATGGTGATAGGTGATGAAGCTCATAATTTCAAAGCTAAATCTCTAACCTCTATTATGACCAAACTGGTCAATTGTGAGTATCGCATCGGTACAACAGGAACACTTGACGGTACACAGACACACAAGCTGGTATTGGAAGGTCTATTCGGCCCTGTCTATAATGTGATTACCACTAAAAAGCTGATGGAAGAAGATTATCTAGCTAATTTGACCATACATTGTGTGGTTTTGCAACATGATGAGCAGATTAGTAGAGTGGTCAAGGAAATGGAATATCAGGGAGAAATTGACTATCTGGTCAGAAATGAAAATAGGAATAAGTTTATCGTTGATCTGGTTGAAGAATTGAGAGGCAATACTTTGGTATTGTATCAATTGGTAGAAAAGCATGGTGAGGTATTGTACGAAATGATAAAGGAAACTACAAACAAAGATGTGAAATTTATACATGGGGGTATTTCAACCGATGAGAGAGAAGCTATACGAATGGATACAGAGCAAAGTGAATCAACCATTCTGGTTGCTAGTTATGGAACTTATTCTACCGGCATTAATATTAGGAATCTGCATAACGTTGTATTTGCTAGTCCGTCGAAATCTAGGATTAGAAATCTTCAGTCTATTGGTAGAGCTTTAAGACGTACAGATGAAAAATCAACTGCTCGTCTGTTTGATATTGCAGATGACCTATCTGTAAAGAGTTATCAAAATTATACTCTGAAACATTTTATAGAACGTATGGGGATCTATGATAGCGAACGGTTTGAATATGATATATCAAAAATTAATCTTTAGACCTAAACCTTTTCTGAGCAGCTTCGTCTAATATGGTGTAACCGTTAATTAAGGGAGAAAAAAATGATCTTGACAAATAAGGGTTTGATATGGTATAATATACCCATAATAGGAAATAAATACAGATGGCAAATAAACAGCATTATGTAGATAATAAAAGATTTTATATTGAAATAGTTCAGTTGAATGAGAATTTTCAACTAAGTGGGGAATATAGGATAAGTGATTTTATAGGTAAATGTTTTATGGATATAGCTTCTGGACTAAGTAATAGACCAAATTTTATTAATTATACTTTTAAAGAAGATATGGTTGGTGATGGGGTAGAGAATTGTGTGAGGTATTGTCATAATTTCAATCCTGAGAAGTCAAAAAATCCATTTTCATATTTTACTCAAATAATTTATTATGCATTTTTACGTAGAATTGAAAGAGAGAAAAAACAGTCTTATATAAAATATAAAATGACTGAGATGGCTAAGATGGATGAATTGGTAGATTCGGATGGAAATCTAAACATAGAGAAAGGTTATAATATATATCAACATGATTTTTCCAGTTTTGAAGATTTTGAGAAAAGAAAAATATCTGTCAGGAAAGAAAAAACTGGAAAGTTAGAGGAGTTTATGGTATGAAGATTACTGATCGGATACCTACACCCAAGGCAGTTGAAATTTTGATGAATAGTATTCTTGATTCTAATAAATCTATTGAAGCTAGAATAGAAGATGCAACTCTGTTGAATGTGGTTCAGACTAGAATAGATAAGGCTCTTGATCATTTTCAGAGAGATTATGAGGAATATTTGAATTTTATAGCAAACAAAAGAGAGGAAAGAGCAAAGAATGAAAATAGCCCTGATTACTGATACCCATTTCGGAGCTAGAAATGAAAATTCTGCATTGATTAGACATACAACCAACTTTTTTCAAGATACATTTTGGCCATATATAGATCAACATAAAATTAAGACTATTATTCATTTAGGGGATTTGGTAGATAAAAGAAAATCAATCAATTTTCTGACACTGAATAACTTACGGAAAAGTTTTATACAACCTGCTTTCAATCGTACTGTTACTACTCATTTGATAGTTGGAAATCATGATATGTATTATAAAAATACTAATCAGATTAATTCTGTCAATGAGCTCTATGGTGAATCTCCATTTATTATTGTACATGATATTCCAGAAACTTTTATTTTTGACGATTTGAGAATTTGTATGGTGCCGTGGATGTGCCCAGAGAATGAGGATGAAACCTTCATACATTTGGCTAAGACTGATGCTCAGGTGTTAATGGGTCATTTAGAATTGAATGGATTCACCATGCATCGTGGTATGGTATGTGAGCATGGATAGGATAGAGAAGATTTCAAAAAATTCGATCAGGTATTTTCAGGTCATTTTCACCATAAGAATGGAAACGGCCATATAGAGTATTTGGGATCTCCTTATCAGTTGATGTGGTCTGACTATGATACACCGCGTGGATTTCATATTTATGATACTAATACCAGAGAGATTGAGTTTATCAAAAATCCAGTAACTATTTTCGAGAGAATAGTTTATTCGGATGACAAAGAAAATATTTTTGATAGCTTAGAGGATAAGTTTGTTAAAGTGATCGTGGAAAAAAAGGAAAATCCATATCATCTTGAGCAGTTTATTGACAAGGCATATAAGGATAATCCATATAATGTTACGATTGTGGATGAATCTCTTGATTTCTCTGATACAGATGATATTGTAGATGAAGCTGAGGATACCTTGACTATTCTATCAAAGTATGTTGATGGCATAGATACTAAGGTGGATAAATCTAAATTAATGAATGTATTGAAGGATCTTTATACGGAGTCGCTAGAGTTAATATGATATATTTTTGTAATGTAGGGTGGAAGAATTTCCTATCAACAGGTAGGGAATGGACTAGCATAGATTTAAGTGATAATCCAGCTACTCTGATCATAGGTGAAAATGGTTCGGGTAAATCTACTATGTTAGATGCTCTTACCTTTGGATTGTATGGTAGGCCTTTCCGAAAAATCAATAAGCCCCAGTTAGTAAATTCTGTAAACAAGCGAGATTGTCTGGTACAGGTTGAATTTAGAGTCGGCGGTAAACTTTATACTGTCCGTCGCGGGATGAATCCTTCTCTATTTGAAATCTATGTACAGGGTGAATTGTTAGACCAAGATGCTAAGATGAGGGATTATCAGGAACGCTTAGAGAAGCATATTCTGAAGATCAACTACAAATCCTTTACTCAGATTATTGTTTTGGGGTCTAGTACTTTCCTACCTTTTATGAAACTTAATCCTTCCCATCGTAGAGAAGTTATTGAGGATTTGCTTGAAATAGAAGTATTTTCCCTAATGAATAATCTGCTTCGAGTGAAGGTCGCTGAGAACCAATCACTAATTACAGAGAATAATTCGGCTTCTATGATGGTACAGGAAAAAATTTCCCTACAGGAAAAATATATTCGTGAGGTCAATGAAATCAAAAATGACAAGATAATAGAGACAGAGAAGAGCTTAGAGGAAAATCGTAAAAGTTTAGTTGCTAATGAATCTAGGGTTAAGGATCTTTTAGATGATCAGGAGCTACTGCAAACTTTTTTAGAAGAACGGGCTCAGATGATTACTGACTATAATATGTTTCAAGGCTATAAGACTAAAATTGAGGATAGAATTCGCAGGGTTAGGGATGATGTCAAGACCTATCGTGATATGGGTGTCTGTAAGGTTTGTAAGCAGGAAGTCAGCCATGACCATAAGCATGAGATTATAAACGAAAAATCTACAGAGATATTAGAGTGTGAGGAAGCTATTTCTCAGTTGGATGACACTTTAACATCTACTAAAGAATCTATTGAAGAATTTGATAA